TGATATGTCAGGTGAACCATCAGTTAAAGATATAGAAAAAACAGAAAAAGAATTAGGAATTGAAGTTCCTAAAGCCACAAAACCAACAAAATTGTCTGCTGAAGAAAAAGATAAATTTGATATGGCATTAAAAGGCATGAATGCTAAATTAGACAGAATCAGAAATAAACAAGCAAAACCAGACGATTTAACTCTTTTGAAAAAAACATATAACAATCCTGATATTAAAAAATTGTTCAAGAAAGCAGGTACAAATTTAGATGATTTAGTAGCAGGTGTTATTGATACTAAAGGATTTGAACTAGATAAAGAAGATGACAACATTTAAGCAAACGTTTCTTATAGGAATAGTACTTATTATACTAGGTTATTTAATATACAATTCCCATAATGTTAAAACAGACATACAACTATACCACAATCATATTGACTCTCTTCAACAATCTATAGATTCAGTTGAGGGAGTCAATAAGATGTTAGATAATAAACTTGGGAAAATAGACACCAATATTCATATTATCAACAATGAAATATCTCAAGTAGAAAAAAATATAACCATAATCAAAAACCAAACAAATGAAAAGGTCAATAATATTGATAAGTTTTCTTATTCTGAGCTTGAACAGTTTTTCACAAACCGATACAAGTAAAGTTGTTTTATCCTCTAAAATAGCAAGACAAGTAGCAAAAGAACTAATACTATTTGATGGTTGCAAATCAGAACTAGAACAAACCCAAGACAAAATTTCTAAAATTTTACAACGTGAATCTCAAAAGGATTCTATTATTTCTATTCTATACCAAAAAGACTCTAACAACCAGTTTATAGCTGATAAAAAATCAGAACAACTAAAGGTTGCTTTAGATTTGTCAAAAAGTTTAGAAAAAGAACTTAGAGGATATAAAACAAAAAATCTCCTATTAAAAATAGGATTCTTTGGAAGCACAGCAACAGCTGCGTATCTTCTAATATTGAAATAATATGACTCAAGATTTAAAACAGATTATAAGACAAGAATATTTGCTATGTGCAAAAGACCCAGCACATTTTATGCAAAAATACTGTCACATTCAACATCCACAAAGAGGTAGAATACTATTCAATCTATACCCATTCCAGGGCAAAGTTTTAAATATTTGGAAAGACAACCCATATTCAATCGTCCTTAAATCTAGACAACTAGGTATATCAACATTAGCTGCAGGATATTCTTTATGGCTAATGACGTTTTCTAAAGACAAAAACGTGTTGTGTTTAGCCACAACTCAAGAAACAGCTAAAAACATGGTAACCAAGGTTAAGTTTATGTACGATAACTTACCTTCCTGGCTCAAAGTACCATCAGAAGAAAACAATAAACTGACCTTAAAGCTAACAAATGGATCCCAGATCAAAGCAAAATCATCAAATAGTGATGCTGCACGATCTGAAGCCGTATCTTTGTTGCTAGTTGATGAGGCAGCTTTTATTGATAATATTGCTGAAACATGGGCCTCTGCACAACAAACCTTAGCAACCGGAGGGGGAGCTATAGTATTATCTACACCTTATGGTACAGGTAACTGGTTTCATCAAACATGGGTTAACGCTGAAAATAGTGAAAATAGTTTTTTACCTATAAAGCTGCCTTGGTTTGTACACCCTGAAAGAGATCAAAAGTGGAGAGATCAACAAGATAAAGATCTAGGCCTTAAAGCAGCAGCACAAGAATGTGACTGTGACTTTAGTACATCAGGAGACGTTGTATTCCATAACGATTGGTTAGAATATATATCTCAAACTACAATACAAGACCCATTAGAAAGAAGAGGAGTAGATCAAAATCTCTGGATATGGGAACCTGTTGACTATAGTAGAGAATATATGGTAGTAGCGGATGTTGCTAGAGGTGATGGAGCAGATAGTTCAACATTTCACGTGTTGGATATAGCTACAAATACTCAAGTAGCAGAGTTTAGAGGACAACTCCCAACAAAAGAGTTTGGATATTTGCTAGTTGCAATATCTACAGAATATAATAATGCCCTACTTGTAGTTGAAAACAACTCAATAGGTTGGGCTACAATAGACACTATAATAGAAAGAGGATATAGAAACCTATACCATTCACCAAAATCAGACCAGTTTACATCAGAATCATATTTGAAAACATGGGAAGGATCATCTGATCTAACCCCAGGCTTTACAATATCTTTAAGAAACAGACCTTTGATAATTAATAAGTTCCGTGAATATATTGGTGATAGAAGTGTAACAATCCGCTCAAAACGTTTACTAGAAGAGATGAAAGTATTCATCTGGAAAAATGGAAGAGCAGAAGCTCAAAGTGGATACAACGATGACTTGGTAATGCCGTTTGGAGTTGGTATGTTCCTACGAGACACGTCATTGAAGTTTCAACAACAAAGTTTAGATATGACCCGTGCAGCCTTAGGCAGTGTGAAAAAAAATACTACAAGCTACTCAGGTGGATATGTTAACCAAGGTGTCCAAAACCCATACAGTATGGATATAGGAGGAAAAAACGAAAATATTAATTGGCTACTATAATATATTTATAACAAAAACATAAAGATGGCAGAAAGAGGTTTATTCCCCAGACTAAAACGTTTATTTTCAACAGATGTTGTTATCCGCAACGATGGTGGGAATCAACTTAGAGTCATAGACATAAATAAAATTCAACAAACCGGAGAACTTGAAACAAACTCCCTTGTAGATAGATTTAATAGAATTTTTACAAATTCACCTACATCACTTTATGGCTCACAAAACGCATTTAACTATCAAACTTTAAGACCAACATTATATTCTGAATATGATGCTATGGATACAGATGCTATTATCGGTTCTGCACTTGATATTTTAGCTGATGAATCTACCCTTAAAAACGATATGGGTGAGGTGCTACAAATCAGATCTTCAGATGAAGATATTCAAAAAATATTATATAATCTATTTTACGATGTATTAAACATAGAGTTTAATCTTTGGCCTTGGATCCGTAACATGTGCAAATATGGAGACTTTTTCTTGAAACTAGAAATAGCTGAAAAGTTTGGTGTATATAACGTTATCCCATACACAGCATTCCATATTGAGCGATTGGAAGGATTCATGGGTAGCTCACACGATCCAAACTATAATCCAAGCGAAGTTAGATTTAAATACTACCCAGATGGTGTATCAGCTGCCAGTTATGGTTATTACAATACTCCAAACTCTGCTAATCAATCAAACGCTATATATTTTGATAACTATGAAATGGCTCATTTCCGTTTATTAACGGATATGAACTTTTTACCTTATGGTAGATCATATTTAGAACCTGCACGTAAACTATTTAAACAATATACTTTGATGGAAGATGCGATGTTGATCCATCGTATTGTTAGAGCGCCTGAAAAACGTATATTCTATATGAATGTGGGTGGTATTCCTCCTCAAGAAGTAGATGCGTTTATGGAAAAAACCTTATCAAAACTTAAACGTACCCCATATGTTGATCAACAAACAGGTGAATATAACCTAAGATACAACATGCAAAATCTACTCGAAGACTATTATATCCCAGTAAGAGGAAACGATCAAACAACAAAAATAGATACTGCAAATGGTTTACAATGGGATGGAATCCAAGACGTTATCTATCTAAGAGATAAACTATTTGCTGCTCTTAAAATCCCTAAAGCGTTTATGGGATATGATGAACATACAGACGGTAAAGCAACATTAGCCGCTCAAGATATTAGATTTGCCCGTACAATTGAAAGACTTCAACGTATCATAGTATCAGAACTATATAAAATAGCTACAGTACACTTGTATACTCAAGGTTATAGAGACGAATCTTTAGCAAACTTTGAATTATCTTTGACTACACCTTCAATCATATACGATCAAGAAAGAGTAGCATTGATGAAAGAAAAAGTTGAACTAGCTAGTTCTTTATTAGATAATCAACTCTTACCATCAGATTGGATATATGAAAATATATTCCATTTGAGTGAAGATCAATATGATGAATATAGAGATCTAATTCGTGAAGATACTAAACGTAAGTTTAGATTAACACAAATCGAAACAGAAGGAAACGACCCAGTTGAAACAGGTAAATCATATGGTACACCACATGACCTAGCTTCGTTATATGGTCAAGGAAGAATGTATTCTGATCCTACAAATGTACCTGCTGGATATGCTGAGGATTTAGAAAAGAATCCATTAGGTAGACCAAAAGAAAAAGCATCTAAAAGAAATACACAAGACGACAATTTTGGAAAAGATAGATTAGGTGTAGATGGTATGAAAAAAGATTATAACCATAACAAGAAAATCAAACAAGATTTCAAAGGTGGGTCTCCATTAGCTTTAGAAAATTCTCATACACTTTCAAAATATGAAAATATGCTAAAAAACATACCTACTAAAAAACAACTAGTATTTGAAAACAACAATGGAGAATCGCTGCTTGATGAAACAAATATTAAGGAACAAGATTTTTAACATATTTATAAAAAACAGATATTGATGTATATCAAACACTCAAAATTCAAAAACACCGGTATTTTATTCGAGCTTCTTGTAAGACGAATCACAGCTGACACATTGTCCGGTGTAGACTCACCTGCCGTTAATATTTTAAAGAAATATTTTGCCAATACTGAAGTTGGAAAAGAATATAAACTATATGAAACAGTATTCAAATCTAGCAATGTAAACGAATCCAAAGCAAATGCTATATTGACTACTGTATTGGAATCTTCTAAAAAATTAAACAGAAGTAAGTTAAGAAAAGAAAAATATAATCTGATTAAAGAGTTAAAAGAACATTATAACTTAGAAGAACTGTTTAAAACCAAACTATCTAAATATAAAGAATTTGCTTCACTTTATACTTTGCTTGAAATATACAATTCACAAGATATAACTGACCCAAACCAGATCATCGATAATAAAGTAACTCTTTTAGAACATTTGACAGCTAAAGATGTTAATAAAGAAGGTGTTAAAGACGATATACTTGAAGAATTTAAATCATATGATAAAGATTTACGTATATTGACTTACCGTGTATTGTTGGAAAAATTCAACGACAAATATTCATCCCTAAGCAATAGACAAAAATATATCTTAAAAGAATTTATTAATTCAGTAGATAGTACTCCACGTCTAAAAGAGTTTTATAGTAGTGAAATAGAATATATAAAAGAAACTTTAAATAAAGAGATATCTAAAACCAAAGATGAAGCTACAAAGATAAAACTTCAAGAAGTATCTAAACTAGTTAAGGATTTAGATAAAAAAGCAACAATCAAAAGCGATAACCTAGTAGACCTACTACAGTACCATAGTTTGTTAGAAGAATTAACTAAAGCAAATGGACAATAAGAAAAAATTACAAAAAGAAGAATCATCTACTGGTGGTGGAGCTGGTGCAGCCGGCTTTACACCTGGTACTGGTGCTCAATATGCTACACCATTTGCATTTAACAAAAACAAAAAAGCTAAAGGTACAGCAGATACATATGCTTATAGATTAAGCGGATTTAAACCGGTTAAAACAGAAGGCATAGGTGCTACATTAGGTCCTGGTCCTAAAGCAACAGATAAAGGAGTTAAAGACAACTATTATGTTAAAGGATTTAAATATAAACTAGTACCTGAAAAGATTAAAGGATCTGGTTTAGAAGTAAGACAATTGTGGGAAGAAGATACAAACACATCAAAAGAATTTCATCAAGAAAGAATAGACGCATTCGAAAAGATTGAACATGAACTAAACGATATTTATAAGATGTTATCGAATGCCAAAAACAAAACAGTAGAATACTACAACCAAAACCCAGGATCATATTCAGTAGTTTATCCAACCGATTTGGTATTAGATTATATAAAAGATATTAAAGACATTTTAACCCAAGAATAATGAAACAATTAACATTACAAGAACAATACAATCTTATAAAAGAAGGAAAAGGACATAAAGATATGTTCCTAAAGGCTGCTAAAAGTCAATTTCCTAACATTGTACCTAACGCTGCTACTTTTGAGCAAGCTAGTTCATTACTTAAACAACGTTCAGTAATCTCAGAAACTATATGGGGTGTAACAACAGGTAGAACAACTCAACCAGATTGGTTTTCTATATTTAATGAAAACTTAAGTGAAGTTCAACATGAAAGTAGTATAGCTTCTTCCCAAGAAGAACCAGTTAAAAACAACGACAAAAAAGTATCTAAACAAGTAGAAGATGATTTAGATCATAACTTTGACTATAAAAATAAAAAAAATAGAGATAATGTTTATGGACAAGACTTCTTAATAGGATATTACGCTGAGATGAAAGACCCGGCAAATGCAGATAAAACAATGGATGAATTATTAGATATTGTATCTAAAAATTTAGCTGGAGATAGATTGTATTATGTTAAAGGTGGTCAATTCGGAGTTAAAGGTTTAGGATACACAGAAGATGCTCCTGGTTTAGGTGCTCCAAAAGAAGCTAAAGGTAAATACAAGTCAAGTGGATATGGTGATTTAAAAGAAAACAAAAATATTATGATAAAACTAATGAATCTTCTTGAAGGCGAATATTATGAAATGCCTAAAAAAGATGAAAAGAAAAAAGTAGAACTTAAGAAAAAAGTTAAAAAATCTCCAATCGCTGATAGAGTAAAAGAAATCGAAGAAGAAAGTATGCTTAACGCTATGGAAGGTAAAATTCAAGCAATGGCTGAAGAAATAGAAATGCGCGAAAATAAATTAGCCATGATAGATGAAAATGAAGATCTTCAAGAATTCATCAACCCAGTCCGTATCAAAGAAATGCAAAAAGAAATAGACGAGTTGAAGAAAACTAAAGAAAAGATGGAAAAAGAATATGAGAAAAAATCTAAAGGTAAAAAATCAAAAGAAGTAATCGACGAAACTGAAACAGAAGACGAATATTAATATGAAACAAGTACTAGTTGAAACCCAACTTTTCAAACCCACAAGCAAGCTTATCTCTGAAGGTAAAACATCCGAAAGAGGTAATCCACTTGTAGAAGGAGTATTAGCCACAGCCGAAGTAAAAAACGGAAATGGCCGATACTACTCTAAAGACCTATGGGAAAGAGAAATAGGAAAATATATGCAAAGTGTTAAAGAAAATAGAGCAATGGGAGAACTAGACCACCCAGAATCTTCTATTATCAACCTAAAAAACGTATCTCATAATATTACAGGCATATGGTGGGATGGAGACCATGTAATGGGTAAAATAGAAATA